TTACGCCTTCTTTATATCCTCCATAATTCCACAGTGGGACATATTTGGGACATTATCACCAAAAATGTCGTCTATTTTCCTTGCATGCTCTGTCAAATGATTAGGCGCAAGGTGAGCATACCTACGAACCATTTCTATGGACTCCCATCCGCCCATTTCCTGAAGCACAGATAATGGGACGCCTGACTGGATCAGCCAGCTTGCCCAGGTGTGTCTGAGGTCATGGAAACGGAAATCTTCAATTCCTGCACGACGACAAGCTGATAGCCATGATGTCTTGCTGTCGATGCGCATCTTCCTGACCGCAGGCGTTGATGTTCCATCTGCTCGCTTAGCCGCCTTGGTATGTACAAACACCCATTTGTGATGCTTGCCTATTTGATCACGCAACACTTTACAGGCGGTATCGTTCAGCGCCACACCAATGGCGCGGTTTGATTTGCTCTCTTCTGGATTCACCCAGGCAACTCGTCGCTGCATGTCGATTTGTTGCCATTCCAGATTTATGATGTTCGACTTTCTCAGACCAGTTGCCAGCGCAAACTTGACGACAGATTTCAGTGGTTCGGGGCACTCATCAATAAGGCGTTTTGCTTCCTCCTTTTCCAGCCATCTGACTCGCTTGTTTCTGACCGCTGGTATCTTGATGACAGGCGCTTTTTCCAGCCACTTCCAGTCGCGTTCTGCAGCACGGAGAATGGCCTTTATCATGGCAAGATGCTTTGCCTTTGTCTGAGTTGATACTGGCTTTGGTTCATAAACAGGCGGTTCTTTACCTTTCCTGATGGCGGCCTGAACTTTCTGTTTCCATATTTCTTTCGTCTTTCTGTTATGCATTCTGCTTACAGCAGAGTAAATCTTTGCCTCCGAGATATCTTTAAGCCTTATACCCTCAAAATGTTCAAGCCAGAACTCAATCCGGCTTTTATCTGAATCGAGAGATTTTTTATCAGCTTTTTCCTCAAGCCATCTTAGGCAGGCCTCTTCAAAAGTGACATCAGGTAAATCCCCTAGCTTTTCTACTCGCCAGAGTTCTGCTTTTCGCTTGTCGTGCAACTCCTGAGCTTGCCGCTTGTCCTTTGTGCCAAGAGATTCCTTAATTCGTTTCCCGCCCGGGAGCGAATACGAGGCATACCATATTTCATTTCTGCGGAAGAGTGACATTTTCTTTCCTCTGTTATGCCATCACCCGCGCTCACCTGGACAGTATGCAGCGGAGACTGAAGCGCCGCAATGCAAGCTTGCCGTGTTGTGAGGTAAGGAGATTTTGGCTTGGTTGGATCTTTACGTGTTGCCTGTAGGCGGCCTGTTCGTATCCAGTTGGTGGCGGTTGGTCTGGATATCTTAAGAAACTGACAGGCCTCATCGAGTGTGAGGCTGTATGGCTCCATTATTTCACCTCTTGCTGTGTCATTGTTGAAAAATGGATACCAGCTCGTTGCTGCCAGACGATCCAACCGAGAGTCATATCCCATGCCATGTATTCGTTATCGCCGTTTTTTACTCTCCGACGATCTACTAAGTCACCGAAACGCTTTTCCATGAATAATTCATAGGCTTCGCGTTCATCTGGCTCTACTTCCAGAGATACGAGTGCGATTTCATAAGCACGGCGCTCAATATCGTCTCGAACCTCTAGGCTGCTGATTCGTTCTTTGATTTCTTTAATCAGTTCTTTATTGGTAAATGTGGTCATTATGCTCCAGCCTCCGGTGCTTTTGGCATTACTGCCCAGTGAGTGATATTGACGTTTTCAAGGTCCCCGACCTGAAATGTCCACTGCCATTCTCCGGTTTCTTTTTGTCCCCAGGTGTACCAGAGAGAACGCCAGCCAATCAGCCAGCCTTCTCCATTAGCATCAAATAACAGAACACTTTCATTTGCTGGTGGCAGTTCAGCTGACACTGGTATTATTTTGTTTTCCAGTGCCGCACATTTAGCTTCAAGCGCGTCGAATTTACGTAACAGGTACTCAGCATTTGTTTCATTCACTTTCAGATCTCGCGGTACACATTTCCCGCGAAGAAACCCTTCCATTTCGAAAACATTCATGCGCATTTGCGTAACTCCGATAAATCGTTAAAACGTTCCATAAACATCCCGTAGGCATGACCCGGTGCCAGTGGAATCACGTTGAACATCTCTGTTGCCGGGATGCCTTCCAGTACAGGCCAGAAAGAGCCATCATCAAGCCCGAGATCGCGGCGTTCGGTTGCCAGCATGATGAGATCGGCATATTTCACGGGTGTACTCATAACTGGGGGTAACCCGTATTTCTCACGGATTACGGCGTCTATTTTTTCTTCCATCCGTTTATAGTCAGGAAGAAGGCGTTTCAGTGGTGCGGGAATGTCCTGGCAATACGCTTCTGTTGCATCATGCATTAACGCTTCAAAAGCAAATTCCTGCGGCACCAGCTGGCTGCAAAGAACCGCATGTTGGGCGACGCTGTAGAAGTGCGAAAGATGACCGGCAAAGCGACAGATATTTGAAAGGGAAACCGCGATATCGTTAATATCGATGTCGTCTTTATTTATCTTGTCATAATAAAAATGCTTCCCGGAAAAAGTTTTAATAAATGACATTTTGTTCTCCACGTATATGCACTGCACCGCGCTGAATTCTGGTAAAAGGAAGCCCTCACCATCCGGTGATTATTGAGTTAATTACGTTTCCATAAATGCCCCCGCAGGGGCATTTGCAGTAATGAAATCAGGCGGTGAAAGTACCAATAAAGGTTTCTACTTTGCTGTCTTTGAATTTCTCAACAAGCAGATCACGAAATTCGTTAGCCATTTCTTCCTGCACCGCTTCCAGCTGAATAATGCGCAGAACCAGTACAGGACGATCGCCAGTGATAATGCTGAGGCGTAATTTAAACGGACGTTCTTTCAGACCTTCAAACGGAACGCATTTAAATTCAAATGCCACTGGCATAATGTCTTTGGTCTTCGCTTCGACAGACTCCATCAGGGAGCGTTTGCCGCTGAAGTCATTATCTTCAAAATCAGCGGTCTGGTTTGCTTCAATCGTGATTTTACGGACTGCCGCAGCCGCTTTTGTTGCCTGAATAGCGTCACCATTAGCATCAAAGCCCACAAGGTAGTCGGCCCAGTCTTCGATCCATTCTGCCAGTGACTTCTGGGAGTTACGCTCGCCGTTAACAGACAACAGAGCAGAGAACGGTGCTGTCTTTTTCAGTTTGAGAGTGGCAGTGTTATCTGCGTGACCTGGCTCATCAATAGTACCCAGGTTAAGCACACTGACGGCACGCATATTATCGGCATCGATAAAGCAGCGGGTGCCTTCATCTGCAAGATCTTTAGAATAACGGGTAAAATCATCGATGCTGGCAGTGGAAAGTGCACCACGGAAACGGAAGCGATTTAAATTAAATTTTTCCAGATCATGAATGCGGAAATTCTCAGGCAATGCCACAGCATCGGCACCAATCTTACTGATAATTTCATTAACACCCTGAGCAGAAATAAGGGCATGGATTTGATTAATTGCGGTTGCGTCTAAGTTCTGAGACATAATAAGTCCTCACTATATTAAGATATTCAGTGATGAGATAAATAATCAGTTAATTAAGAACGATATTAATGACCTGCTGCGCGGAGTTTTCCGTCAGGCTCACCGGCAAGAGTCAGTAATTGTCCCTGGTCTTCCTGCAGAATAGTCAGGCGACCACCGCGATTGACATACATCGGCGTTTCGGTGGTGTCTTCTTCGGAAATTTTCCCACGGTTAGTCGGGCGAACATATGAGAGTTTGTGTTTGATTTTCACACGGTTCTCATCAAATGGTTCGATTTCCAGGTTGAGTGAGACCTTACCTTTGGTTTTCGTGTTCATCACACCGGAAGCGACTTCACTGAGAACTGCGCCGATTTTGGTTTCAAATACGCCGCCGTCCAGCTCCCCGATAAATGCCTGCACATCAGTACTGCGTTCGCTAGCCATTTTGCTGCTCCTCATCATATCGACCCTGCAAGGTCGGTTGGTTTCTCCACAAAACAGAGAAGAACACCTGCGGTGGCAGCCGCCCGGATGGATTGGGTTATGAGCCCGTCGTCCGGTGATGCTCTTCTCTGTTTTGCAAAAAAGGACGGTACCAGCCGGAAGCAAGGGTACAAACTGGTACCGCCAGGACTACACACAGCATAAAGTTGTGGTGCCGGGTGCCTCCCGGTGCCTGGCGAAGGTTGCACACCAGGCGGGTGGGTATCCACAGAAGGTCGACTGTCAGCCTCAACCTTAACCCGCGTGCGCTGAGCCGCATTCACCACAACGCTAAGGATTCTCTCTGGTTGAAAATACTTAGCTGTTATGTGCCTGCTTTTAGCCACATCAGGCGAGGTGGACCTGGTTATTCCCCAACAACAAGGATTCGGTTAATCTGGATATCCCCAACAACAATAAGAGTATTCAATGTGATCGCTGAATTAACGGCAGCAATGACGGCTATTCGTGAAACAGCCCAGATTGCAAAACTAATGAACGAGGCAAAAACTCAAGCTGAAGTAAATGCGGCTATTGGTGAGCTGAACTCAAAGCTTGCGTCTATTCAGCGCGAATGCGTGTCTCTCGTTGAACTGGTGGGCTCTTATCAAGAAATAAATGCTTCTCTCAAAGCTAAAATTGCAGAATTCGAAAACTTTGAGGCTCAGACGGAAGGCTATATCCTTAACCAACTTGAGTCGGGTACTTTTGTATACTCGAAGGAGGTAATCGTGAACGGTGGCAGCATAACCATGCATCTTTGCCCAAAATGTTTTGGACAAAAGATAGTATCGATACTTCAACCATTCCCGGTTAGCGAAGATGAGCTTTTTCATAAAAGCAGGTGCCTCCACTGTGAAAATAAGTTTCTGATGAATAAAAATCCGGATTACGTATCGCCTCCATCCATTGAGGAGTTGTCCAGAAAACTTAACGGCAATCTGTAGATTACTACTGTTGTGGATATCCAGATTGTTAAAGAGCTAAGCGTCCTGTAGGGCGCTTTTTTGTTGCTAACGAATCATCCTGGACTTCATATGCCCCAGGCGGCTACTTCGTGGGCGTCCTGCCTGTTCGTTTTTGACATTTACTGACTGCTTACGACACATGCACCGTGTTGCAACCAGATTTTGTTGTAATCCTGTAGTTGATCTGGAACAAAAGATAAAATTAAATTGCGAGATATGCAAGTGATATTTGCGAGGTATGCAAATTTATAGGTAGTAAAAAGCCACCTTTCGGTGGCCGATGGATGGGATATTGAGGTTAATTATGTCTCTTAAGGGTTTGCGACTGACTGATTAAGACCTTTCCAAAGACCATGAATCGGTGTTCGTTTTCGCTAGTAATTCCCCATTCACGGTAAATCTGGTTATCAGAAATCACCAGCAGTTTGTCAGGAATCATTTGAAGTCTTTTAACGTATATTTTGTCATCAAAACCAAAGACATATATACCATCACCATCAAACTGATTGATGCTGACATCAACGAAGATGAGATCTCCTGGCTCAATGGTTGGACACATACTGTCCCCACGAACGTTGATAACTTTGATGTGATTGGCTGGTCGTCCGCCGAACATTGATACAGCATTATCAGTTCTGTATTCGATGGCATGAATCACATCAATGACATCACCGCCCTGGATAAGGCCATTTCCCGCACTGGCACTGATATCCAGCATTTCAATACGGAACACATCCTTCACCTGCGCAACATCCTCATCATTACTGTTTTTATATACAGTATTACTTTTGTGGGCAGAGGTAAAGAGATCAGCAATATCAACACCTAAGCTCTTGGCAATATTACTCAGTGTTTGTTCGGTAAATTGTTTTTGCTTACCCGTTTCTAAGCGCGAGATGTTCGCCGCATCTACTCCTATTGCTTCAGCGAGATCGGCGATTTTCATGTTCTTCGCTTGGCGAAGTTGTCTGACTCGGTTTCCTATGTTCATGCGTTTATTACATTTCTTTATTGCGTGATAAGCAAATCAACTTGCGCAAAATAATTGCGTGAAATAACATGCATAACGCGCAATATTTGGAGGGCATATGCAATCACCATTACGAAATGTGCGTAAGGCGCATGGTTTCACTTTGCAGCATGTTGCTGCGGGTGTTCAAGTCAATCCAGCGACGTTGAGTCGTATTGAGAGGCTGGAGCAGATTCCATCTATCGAGCTTGCAGAACGTTTAGCCAATTTTTTTAAGGGTGAAGTCAGCGAAATGCAGATTCTTTATCCGGCACGTTTTCAATCTAGCCAAAACCAGAATGGGTTTAAACCACAGGAACAGGAGGTGAACCGTGGGTAAGCATCACTGGAAAGTAGAAAAACAGCCTGAGTGGTACGTGAAAGCTGTCAGAAAAACTATCGCAGCGTTGCCGGGGGGGTACGCTGAAGCTGCTGACTGGCTGGATGTAACAGAGAACGCATTATTTAACCGCCTTCGTGCCGATGGCGATCAGATTTTCCCGCTGGGATGGGCAATGATTTTGCAACGTGCTGGTGGAACTCACTTCATTGCTGACGCTGTGGCGCAGTCTGCAAATGGCGTCTTTGTGTCTCTTCCTGATGTCGAGGATGTGGACAACGCCGATATCAACCAACGCCTGCTGGAAGTCATTGAACAGATCGGCAGTTATTCAAAACAGATTCGTTCAGCAATTGAAGACGGTGTAGTGGAACCGCATGAGAAGACAGCAATTAACGATGAGCTGTACCTCTCAATTTCGAAGCTGCAGGAGCATGCAGCACTGGTCTACAAAATCTTTTGCGTTTCAGAAAGTAGTGACGCCCGCGAGTGTGCAGCTCCGGGCGCCGTGGCGTGTCGTGACTGTGGAGAAACTAACGCATGAACAGTTTAACAACACACTACCGTCGCTCGCAACTGATTGCGCTTCCTGTACCGGGTGGAAAAGCGAAGGTGGAGTATTGCTATGCAGTAAATGTACCAGGTGACAGGGAAATTGTAACCCACAGCTTTGCAGAGTGGGCTGTGGGTGATTTCAACCGGCAGAAGGAGACAGTCCTTTGCGACAAGTTAACCGCTGGTTCAAAGATCACTACGGAGTGCCCGTCAGAGTCATTCGTTGGGAGCCGGAAACACAACGGGTTATCTACCTCCGTGAAGGCTATGAGCATGAGTGCTTCAGCCCGCTCGAACAGTTTCGTCGTAAATTCAGGGAAATAGAGGTCGGTCATGAGCACTAAATTAACCGGCTATGTATGGGATGGTTGCGCTGCGTCAGGCATGAAATTATCCAGCGTGGCAATTATGGCCCGCCTGGCTGATTTCAGTAATGACGAAGGTGTGTGCTGGCCATCAATTGAAACCATTGCCCGTCAGATTGGCGCGGGGATGAGTACCGTCAGAACGGCTATCGCACGGCTGGAAGCAGAAGGCTGGTTAACGCGTAAGGCGCGTCGCCAGGGTAACCGCAATGCGTCGAATGTTTATCAGCTTAACGTTGCGAAGCTTCAGGCAGCGGCATTTTCTCAACTGTCAGATTCTGACCCGTCAAAATCTGACGCATCAAAATCTGACCCGTCAAAATTTGATGCGTCGAAATCTGGCAAAAAAGCGGGTTTTCACCCGTCAGAATCTGGCGGGGATCCGTCAGTAAAATCAAAACATGATCCGTCAGATAAAAAAACTTCTCGTCCGGACGCTTCGCAACCGGACACGCAGACGGCTGAACAGGAGTTTTTAACTCGCCATCCTGATGCGGTTGTATTCAGCCCTAAAAAGCGCCAGTGGGGAACGCAGGATGATTTGACCTGCGCACAGTGGCTCTGGAAAAAAATCATCGCCCTGTACGAGCAGGCCGCCGAATGTGACGGCGAGGTGGTTCGTCCCAAAGAACCGAACTGGACAGCCTGGGCAAACGAAATTCGCCTGATGTGTGTGCAGGATGGTCGTACTCACAAACAAATCTGCGAGATGTACAGCCGCGTCAGCCGCGATCCGTTCTGGTGCCGTAACGTGCTCAGCCCGTCGAAGCTGCGGGAAAAATGGGATGAGCTTTCCCTGCGCTTATCGCCGTCCGTCAGCACGTACACCGAAAAACGCGAAGACCCGTACTTCAAAGCCAGTTACGACAACGTGGACTACAGCCAGATCCCGGCAGGATTCAGGGGGTGATCATGAGTCTTTTGAATGACGTTCAGAAATTCATTGAAGCCCATCCGGGGTGTACTTCCGGAGACATTGCGGATGCTTTTGCAGGTTACTCACGACAGCGCGTTCTGCAGTCAGCAAGCAAGTTACGTCAGAGTGGGCGTGTGGCTCACCGTTGTGAAGGGGATACACGCAGACATTTCCCGCGGCTGACTGAGATACCGCAGGAGCCGGAACCGCAACCAGTTCGTGAATCCAGACCTGTGCGCAATTTCTATGTCGGCACTAACGATCCCCGGGTGATTTTGTGCCTGACCCGCCAGGCGGAAGAACTGGAGTCCAGGGGCTTATACCGTCGTGCTGCAACGGTGTGGATGGCGGCATTCCGTGAAAGCCACTCCCAGCAAGAGCGAAACAATTTTCTTGCGCGTCGTGAGCGGTGTTTACGGAAAAGCAGCAAGCGCGCTGTATCGGGTGAAGAGTGGTATCTGTCAGGGAATTACGTGGGGGCTTAATGACGACGTTAACTCAATGCCAGCAGCAGGTGCTGGATATGCTGATTTCTTACCAGAAAGAACGTGGCTTCCCGCCAACCAATCAGGAGGTGGCTACCATGCTGGGATACCGTTCAGTGAATGCAGCGGTGGAGCATCTTCGCGCACTGGAGAAAAAAGGCGTCATCACGATAAAGCGTGGCGTGGCCCGGGGCATCACGCTTCATACCGCGGTGAAGGACGACGACAGCGAGGCGGTCGGGATTATCCGCGCACTGCTTGCTGGTGAGGAAAACGCCAGGCTGCGTGCAGCCCACTGGTTACATGAGAGGGGGCTGAAAGTATGAAGCTGATTCTGCCTTTTCCACCCAGCGTGAACACCTACTGGCGACACCCCAACAAAGTGGCATTTGCTGGTAAGAGCCTGATAAGCGCGGCGGGGCGAAAATTCCAGAGTGCGGCGTGCACAGCAATAGTTGAGCAGTTACGTCGTCTGCCGAAACCAACGTCGGCACCTGCTTCAGTGGAGATCGTGTTGTTTCCTCCGGATAACCGGATCCGCGATCTGGACAACTATAACAAGGCGCTGTTTGACGCCCTGACCCACGCGGGTGTGTGGGAAGACGACAGCCAGGTGAAAAGAATGCTGGTGGAGTGGGGACCGGTTATCCCGGAAGGGAAGGTCGAGATCACTATCAGTAAGTACGAGAAAACGGCGGGTGCAGCCGCCTGATCAAGAGGAGAAACGAAGTATGAATAATCTGATGGTCATTGATGGTATTGAAGTTCGTCGTGATGCTTATGGGCGTTACAGCCTGAACGATCTGCACAGGGCTGCCGGTTCTCTGGATAAGCATAAGCCTGCATTCTGGCTCCGCAATGAGCAAACTGAACGTTTAATAAGCGAGTTGCAGATTTGCAACTCGGTCAATATAGAGCCAGTTAACGTTATTCGTGGCGGAAATAACCAGGGGACGTATGTCTGCAAAGAACTGGTGTATGCCTATGCAATGTGGATCAGCCCGTCATTCCATCTGAAGGTGATCCGTACTTTCGATATGGTAACCAGCGCATCGGAAAAATTATCCGGGCAGGCTGCTGACAAGATGCAGGCTGGCGTGATTCTGCTGGACTTTATGCGCCGGGAGTTAAACCTGTCTAACTCTTCAGTGCTTGGTGCCTGTCAGAAACTCCAGGAGGCTGTTGGCTTACCGAATCTGGCACCGCGCTATGCCATTGATGCTCCTGCTGACGCGCCTGATGGCTCAAGCCGTCCCACGCTGTCACTGAGTGCACTGCTGAAGCAGTATGGTATCCGCCTGACAGCTAATCAGGCATATCACCAGATGGTGAAGCTGGGGATCGTCGAGCAGCGCGAACGATACAGCCGTACCGCGATTAACAACATCAAAAAATTCTGGTCGCTGACAGCGAAAGGCTGCATGTTCGGCAAGAACATCACCAGTCCCGCAAATCCGCGCGAGACGCAGCCGCATTTCTTCGAATCCCGATTCCCTGAGCTGTTAAAGCTGCTCGATACCGTTCATTGAGGTGACCGTGAGAGCACTACTGACCCCTGAAATTGCCCCGCGTATGGGGATCGTATTGTTCAGGCCCGGTTCAGAGCTGATGCCCCTGTTTATGCAGGGGCGTGTACTGCTGGAGCCTGAGCCGGAGCATTATTCATCTTTCGCCAGTGGTGCCGTTCCCGCGGCATCACAACCGCTGGCGGATGATCCTGCCGTTCGGGCCGTGTTCCGCAATGAGGCAGTGATCCGTCGTGCTGGTGGCGTGGAATGTCTTGAAAGCTGGTTACTTCGTGAAAAAGGCTGCCAGTGGCCTCATTCCGACTGGCACAGCGAGAACATGACCACAATGCGACACGCGCCGGGCGCAATCCGTCTGTGCTGGCACTGCGATAATCAGTTACGTGATCAGTTCACGGAGCGGCTGGAATCAATGGCAACGGATAACTGTGCCCGTTGGGTGTTGTCTGTAGTCCGTCGGGATCTCGATTTTAATGATAACCATGCCGTGACAATGCCGGAACTGTGCTGGTGGCTGGTTCGTAATGACCTGGCGGATGCCTTACCGGAAAGCGCAGCCCGTAAGGCACTGAGATTACCGAAGTCTGTTTTGCCGTCTGTCACCCGGGAAAGTGACCTTGTGCCTTCGGTTCCTGCCACCAGCATTATCCAGGATAAAGCGAAAAAGGTGCTGGCGCTGAAAGTGGATCCGGAGTCGCCGGAGTCTTTTATGTTACGCCCCAAACGTCGTCGCTGGGTTAATGAACAGTACACGCGCTGGGTTAAGACGCAGCCGTGTGCATGTTGTGGAAAGCCAGCTGATGATCCGCATCATCTGATAGGCCATGGTCAGGGTGGAATGGGTACAAAAGCGCATGACCTTTTTGTGCTGCCTTTGTGCAGAAAACACCACGACGAACTGCATGCGGATACCGTGGCATTTGAAGAGAAGTATGGCTCCCAGCTGGAGCTGATATTTCGTTTTATCGATCGCGCACTGGCGATTGGTGTGCTGGCCTGATTTTGTGGAGAAAGTTAATGCGTGATATTCAGATGGTTCTTGAACGTTGGGGAGCGTGGGCGGCTAATAATCATGAAGATGTGACCTGGTCGTCCATTGCCGCCGGTTTTAAGGGATTAATTCCTTCAAAAGTAAAATCTCGCCCGCAATGTTGTGACGATGACGCGATGATCATTTGCGGGTGCATGGCCCGTCTGAAAAAGAACAACAGCGATTTACACGATTTATTAGTAGATTATTATGTATGTGGTATGACATTCATGTCACTGGCAAGTAAGTATTGCTGCTCGGATGGTTATATCGGGAAAAGGTTACAGAAGGCTGAGGGCATAATTGAAGGGATGTTAATGGCATTAGATATCCGGTTAGATATGGATATCGTTGCTAATAATTCTAATTGATATGCAATTGTTTACTAAAAGTTATTAAAAATGGGGCGTGGAAACGCCCCCAAAATAAAGGGTAATATATAACAGAAGGTTTATATAGTAAGAAGCAAGGTAGTGCTTCTAAAGGAAGTGGCTTGAGGGCTCCACTTATATGTTGCGGAGGCAAAGCCTCCCGCAACATATCTTTTTCGTAAGTCAGATTAGAACTGATAAACCAGACCTACAGCGACGATGTCGTCGGTATCAATACCAGCTGTTTTGGTAAACTTACTATCGTCAATTAAGTTGATTTTGTAATCAACAAAAGTGGACATGTTTTTATTAAAGTAGTAAGTAGCACCGACATCGACATACTTGACTAAGTCTCGGTCACCATGAACACCAAGGTCTTTACCTTTTGACTGAAGGTAAGCAACAGATGGACGCAGACCGAAGTCAAACTGATATTGTGCTACTGCTTCAAAGTTTTGTGCTTTGTTTGCAATATGGTTATTACCAAAAACGGTCATATTCTGAGTTTCAGAATATGTGGTAGCCAGATAGATATTGTTCGCATCATATTTCAGGCCTGCAGCCCATACTTCCGCATTTTTGCCGGAGGCATTGAATTTGCTCTTACCATAGGCGACCTGACCGTCAGTGCGATCTGATTTAGCATAGGTTGCACCCACGCCGAATCCTTCATACTCATAAGTAGTGGAGAAACCGAAACCATCACCATTGGCTTCAGTTACGTCAGTGCGGTCATTTTTACCCTGATACTGAGCAGCAAAGTTCAGGCCATCGACCAGACCAAAGAAGTCGTTGTTACGATAAGTTGCAACACCAGTAGTGCGACCAGTCATGAACACATCTGTTTGGGTCCAGGTATCACCACCGAATTCTGGCAGGACGTCAGTCCACGCACCGATGTCGTATGCTACACCGTAGTTACGGCCGTAATCGATTGAGCCGTAATCACCAAATTTCAGGCCTGCAAATGCAAGACGGGTTTTGTCTTTGGAAGAACCTTGAGATTCAGCACGGTTGCCTTTGAATTCATATTCCCACTGACCGAAACCAGTCAGTTGATCGTTGATTTGGGTTTCACCTTTGAAGCCAAGACGGGCATAAGTAGTATCACCATCATCTGCATCATTAGAGGAGAAGTAGTGCTTGGCATTAACTTTCCCGTATAGATCCAGCTTGTTACTGTCTTTATTATAAATTTCAGCTGCCTGAGCAGACATCGCCATCAGTACTGATGCAGCTACAGCAGAAATTGCCACTGTTAATTTTTTCATTGTACGCCCTTTTTTTTGAACTATTATTAAAAAATGATGTCACTGCGCGATAAATATTCATCTAATCAATGCGATTATTTCAAGATGTAAGTTTTAGTTTCTCATTTAATTTGTGAAGTAGATCTCTATTTTTATCTAAACCTTTTCTATCTAATCCTATTCATGGCTCTTGTTTGAACGAAAATAAATCTATTAGCTAATTTATATTAATGGCACTTATTTATAAGCGATCTATAATTCTTTAGCTTAATTTAAACAAACTAAAAATAACATCGGAAATTATTCATTGGTTATTTGTTGAAGTTTTCTTATGTATTTGTGGTGGTGTTTTGAACACTCGGTGGCATTCTCACAAATATCATTTAGTAGTTTACGTACGTAAAAAATTGGTTATGCTGTTAAGAGTGGTTACTTCGTCACACAGCTTAAACCCGCCGTCGAGCGGGTTTTTCCATTTTTTGAGTCTCGATATTAGCTGATAACCCAATACCTGAGTTATTCACTGACTCCGAATCTGTTACGTTTCTGCCTTTATTGCGATACGTAGTATCCCCTTAATTTACACCCGCTTTGTCTGCGAGGTGGGGTTATGAAATCCATGGATAAGTTAACAACGGGTGTCGCCTATGGCACCTCAGCAGGTAGTGCCGGATACTGGTTTTTACAGCTGCTAGATAAAGTCACGCCCTCACAGTGGGCGGCAATTGGAGTGCTGGGTAGCCTGGTATTTGGCCTGCTGACGTACCTGACAAACCTTTATTTCAAGATTAAAGAAGATAAGCGCAAGGCTGCGAGAGGTGGATAATGCCTCCATCATTACGAAAAGCTGTTGCTGCTGCTATTGGTGGCGGGGCTATTGCTATAGCATCTGTGTTAATCACTGGCCCAAGTGGTAACGATGGTCTGGAAGGTGTGAGACATAATCCTTACAAAGACATAGTTGGTGTATGGACTGTATGTTACGGGCATACAGGAAAAGACATCATTCCCGGTAAAACGTATACCGAAGCAGAGTGCAAAGCCCTCCTGAATAAAGACCTTGCCACTGTCGCCAGACAAATTAACCCGTACATCAAAGTCGATATACCGGAAACAACGCGCGGCGCTCTTTACTCGTTCGTCTACAACGTGGGTGCTGGCAATTTCAGAACATCGACGCTTCTTCGCAAAATCAACCAGGGCGATATCAAAGGCGCATGTGACCAGCTACGTCGCTGGACATACGCTGGCGGTAAGCAATGGAAAGGGCTGATGACTCGCCGTGAGATTGAGCGTGAAGTCTGTTTGTGGGGGCAGCAATGAGCAGGTTAACCGCGATTATCTCCGCTCTGGTTATCTGCATCATCGTCTGTCTGTCATGGGCTGTTAATCATTACCGTGATAACGCCATTACCTATAAAGAACAGCGCGATAAAGCCACGTACATCATCGCTGACATGCAGAAGCGTCAACGTGACGTAGCAGAACTCGATGCCAGATATACAAAGGAGCTTGCTGATGCTAACGCGACTATCGAAAGTCTCCGTGCTGATGTTTCTGCTGGGCGTAAGCGCCTGCAAGTCGCCGCCACCTGTGCAAAGTCAACGACCGGAGCCAGCGGCATGGGCGATGGAGAAAGCCCAGGACTTACAGCAGATGCTGAACTCAATTATTACCGTCTCCGAAGTGGAATCGACAAGATAACCGCGCAGGTTAACTACCTGCAGGAATACATCAGGACGCAATGCCTGAATTATTTTTTTTGCAAATCACAAAGTCCATTTAATGAGCCTCGCGATGCGGGGCTTTTTGCAATAAATGCGTACCGCAACGCATGTTTTTTACACCGAACCTGCCCCTTTGGAATGGGCCTTTGAGGATACCAGTTAGTGCTGGCGAGCCTCGGTGGGCTGGTTTCCTGTGCGGCAAAGGTTCATTTCAAAGAGTAGGTACACGCTATGAAATCATTAACCCTCTTCAATCAACCAATTCGTATCGGTGAAGATGGCATGATCTGCCTCACTGATATGTGGAAAGCCAGTGGTAAAAGTGAATCTGAATCGCCTTACCACTACCTGCGAAACAAGCAGACCAAAGAGTTCTTAGCCGAGCTGGAGAAAAACCACGAATCTGTGGTTTTTACTGAGCGCGGTGTACACGGTGGAACATATGGCGGGAAGTTTGTTGCTTACGATTATGCGGCTTGGTTAAACCCCGGGTTCAAGTACGCGGCCTATAAAGTCCTCGATGACTACTTCACCGGAGAACTTCAGCATCGCAACAGCTTAAGTGCGCAGCTCAACATGAAATGTCATGAGTTTGACCAGAAGAAAGACATGGCGAGCTTCTGCGGACAAGGGCTGGCAGCATGGCGCTATACGAAGCCAGTGTTGGTCGCTGAGATTAACTCCCTGGCTAACCAGCTGCAGATTACGATCCCCGGGCTTCCGGGATGAGTGATCGTGTTATTGAATGCGCCTCCAGAGCGGGGCGCGACTTCTCAGAGTTCATGAAAGGCGAGAAGGGCATGATGGAAGCATTGGCCTCGGTGGATGAGTTTGGCGAGCAGCTGCGCCTCAACGGCTGTGTCAATCATCACTTTGTTAGCTACATGATGCGGAACTCGATCATGCAGGCATTCATGGACATGGCAAAAGCCGAGAGGAAAGAAGAGCGCCGGCGTAAGCGAGCGGAAGCAAAAGCGAAGTAGCCATTACAAAGCCTATCTACGGGTGGGCTTGATAATGGCTTATACCCTACACGGGATAACTTAACTGATATCCCTTTTAAAGGATAAAGGTATTCAAGCCTGACACATCATGCGCTGTATCGTCGCCGTGTTCCCGTATTAACAGAGACCGTAGCCCGACGGGGAACTCCTTCTGCGCGAGTGTGCGGGAATAATCAAAAACGATGCACACCGGGGGTACCGGGTACACATATTTCATCATGCCAGCGAGTCCGGTTCTGGCACGGAAGAAACCGGACGTTATGATTTAGTGCGGAAATATTTGTGTAGTGTTCTGAATGTTCTCAGTAAAGAGTAATGAATTATCAAAGGTATAGTAATACCTTTTGTTTTCGTGGATATTTGTAATCCATCTGAAAACCCCTGCTGTAGCAAGATTTTTCCTGTATTCGTAAAATGATAACTCTCCTGATTTGAATCCTTTTAAGGTGGCTTCTATAAGGCATTTATTTTTTGAAAATCTTACATTTACAACCTTACCCTGTCCTTTTATTAAAACCGTATTATCGTTTTCAAGAACAAGATGAATATTCTCTGTGGCTAAATAGTAAATGTAATGTGAGACATTGTGACGTTTTAGTTCAGAATAAAACCAGTGATAGTTTAAATTATTTCGCACTTTATCGAATATTTGTTTAAAAATGGCAACCTGAGCCATTGTAGTACCTTCCATGTGATATGAGGGGGCGTAGTCTGCACGATTATCTAGATTGCTTCAATTTGGTCTAACCTGTTTTCTGAGCAATTCAGTAATGTCACTCTTTTCTTTGTTTGCTTCAGGCGAAACTCTTTTTTCTGAGCACAGTCTCCGGCGGCAGGCTTCAATGACCCAGGCTGAGAAATTCCCGGACCCTTTTTGAACAAGAGCGATGTTAATTTGTTCAATCATTTGGTTAGGAAAGCGGATGTTGCGGGTTGTTGTTCTGCGGGTTCTGTTCTTCGTTGACATGAGGTTGCCCTGTATTCAGTGTCGCTGATTTGTATTGTCTGAAGTTGTTTTTACGTTAAGTTGATGCAGATCAATTAATACGATACCTGCGTCATAATTGATTATTTGACGTGGTTTGATGGTGTAGATGCACGTTGTGACATGTAGATGATAATTATTATCATTTTGCGGGTCCTTTCCGGCGATCCGACAGGTTACGGGGCGGCGACCTCGCGGGTTTTCGCTATTTATGAAAATTTTCCGGTTTAAGGCGTTTCCGTTCTTCTTCGTCGTAACTTAATGTTTTTATTTAAAATACCCCCTGAAAAAAAAGGAAACGACAGGTGCTGAAAACGAACTTTTGGGCCTCTGTCGTTTCCTTTCTCTGTTTTGGGCCGTGGAATGAACAATGGAAGTCAACAAAAAGCAGCTGGCTGACATTTTCGGTGCGAGTATCCGTACCATTCAGAACTGGCAGGAACAGGGAATGCCCGTTCTGCGAGGCGGTGGCAAGGGTAATGAGGTGCTTTATGACTCTGCCGCCGTTATAAAATGGTATGCCGAAAGGGATGCTGAAATTGAGAACGAAAAGCTGCGCCGGGAGGTTGAAGAACTGCTGCAGGCCAGCGAGACAGATCTCCAGCCAGGGACTATTGAGTACGAACGCCACCGACTTACGCGTGCGCAGGCCGATGCACAGGAGCTGAAAAATGCCAGAGACTCCGCTGAAGTGGTGGAAACCGCATTCTGTACTTTCGTGCTGTCGCGTATCGCAGGTGAAATTGCCAGTATTCTCGACGGGATCCCCCTGTCGGTGCAGCGGCGTTTTCCGGAACTGGAAAACCGACATGTTGATTTCCTGAAACGGGATATCATCAAAGCCATGAACAAAGCAGCCGCGCTGGATGAACTGATACCGGGGTTGCTGAGTGAATATATCGAACAGTCAGGTTAACAGGCTGCGGCATTTTGTCCGCGCCGGGCTTCGCTCACTGTTCAGGCCGGAGCCACAGACCGCCGTTGAATGGGCGGATGCCAGTTACTATCTCCCGAAAGAATCCGCATACCAGGAAGGGCGCTGGGAAACACTGCCCTTTCAGCGGGCCATCATGAATGCGATGGGCAGTGACTACATCCGCGAGGTGAATGTGGTGAAGTCTGCCCGTGTTGGTTATTCCAAAATGCTGCTGGGTGTTTATGCCTACTTCATAGAGCATAAGCAGCGCAACACCCTTATCTGGTTGCCGACGGATGGTGATGCCGAGAACTTTATGAAAACCCACGTTGAGCCGACTATTCGTGATATTCCGTCGCTGCTGGCGCTGGCCCCGTGGTATGGCAAAAAGCACCGGGATAACACGCTCACCATGAAGCGTTTCACCAATGGGCGTGGCTTCTGGTGCCTGGGCGGTAAAGCGGCAAAAAACTACCGTGAAAAGTCAGTGGATGTGGCGGGTTATGATGAACTTGCTGCCTTTGATGAGGATATTGAACAGGAAGGCTCTCCGACGTTCCTGGGCGATAAGCGTATTGAAGGCTCGGTCTGGCCAAAGTCCATCCGTGGCTCCACGCCCAAAGTGAGAGGCACCTGCCAGATTGAGCGTGCAGCCAGTGAATCCCCGCATTTTATGCGTTTTCATGTTGCCTGCCCGCACTGTGGGGAGGAGCAGTACCTTAAATTTGGCGATAAAGAGACGCCGTTTGGCCTCAAATGGACGCCGGATGATCCCTCCAGCGTGTTTTATCTCTGCGAGCATAATGCCTGCGTCATCCGTCAGCAGGAGCTGGACTTTACTGATGCCCGTTATATCTGCGAAAAGACCGGGATCTGGACCCGTGATGGCATTCTCTGGTTTTCGTCATCCGGTGAAGAGATTGAGCCACCGGACAGTGTGACCTTTCACATCTGGACGGCGTACAGCCCGTTCACCACCTGGGTTCAGATTGTCAAAGACTGGATGAAGACGAAAGGGGATACGGGAAAACGTAAAACTTTCGTAAACACCACGCTCGGTGAGACGTGGGAGGCGAAAATCGGCGAACGTCCGGATGCTGAAGTGATGGCAGAGCGGAAAGAGCATTATTCAGCGCCCGTTCCTGACCGTGTGGCTTACCTGACCGCCGGTATCGACTCCCAGCTGGACCGCTACGAAATGCGAGTATGGGGATGGGGGCCGGGTGAGGAAAGCTGGCTGATTGACCGGCAGATTATTATGGGCCGCCACGATGATGAACAGACGCTGCTGCGTGTGGATGAGGCCATCAATAAAACCTATACCCGCCGGAATGGTGCAGAAATGTCGGTATCCCGTATCTGCTGGGATACTGGCGGGATTGACCCGACCATTGTGTATGAACGCTCGAAAAAACATGGGCTGTTCCGGGTGATCCCCATTAAAGGGGCATCCGTCTACGGAAAGCCGGTGGCCAGCATGCCACGTAAGCGAAACAAAAACGGGGTTTACCTTACCGAAATTGGTACGGATACCGCGAAAGAGCAGATTTATAACCGCTTCACACTGACGCCGGAAGGGGATGAACCGCTTCCCGGTGCCGTTCACTTCCCGAATAACCCGGATATTTTTGATCTGACCGAAGCGCAGCAGCTGACTGCTGAAGAGCAGGTCGAAAAATGGGGGGATGGCAGGAAAAAAATACTGTGGGACAGCAAAAAGCGACGCAATGAGGCGCTCGACTGCTTCGTTTATGCGCTGGCGGCGCTGCGCATCAGTATTTCCCGCTGGCAGCTGGATCTCAGTGCACTGCTGGCGAGCCTGCAGGAAGAGGATGGTGCAGCAACCAACAAGAAAACACTGGCAGATTACGCCCGTGCCTTATCCGGAGAGGATGAATGACGCGACAGGAAGAACTTGCCGCTGCCCGTGCGGCACTGCATGACCTGATGACAGGTAAACGGGTGGCAACAGTACAGAAAGATGGACGAAGGGTGGAGTTTACGGCCACTTCCGTGTCTGACCTGAAAAAATATATTGCAGAGCTGGAAGTGCAGACCGGCATGACACAGCGACGCAGGGGACCTGCAGGATTTTATGTATGAAAACGCCCACTATTCCCACCCTTCTGGGGCCGGACGGCATGACATCGCTGCGCGAATATGCCGGTTATCACGGCGGTGGCAGCGGATTTGGTGGGCAGTTGCGGGCGTGGAACCCACCGGGTGAAAGTGTGGATGCTGCCCTGTTGCCCAACTTTACCCGTGGCAATGCCCGCGCAGACGATCTGGTACGCAATAACGGCTATGCCGCCAACGCCATCCAGCTGCATCAGGATCATATCGTCGGGTCTTTTTTCCGGCTCAGTCATCGCCCAAGCTGG